ACTTATCAAAATCATTTGTGACAGCCCAATAGCCATGTTTGATTGGACGGGTAATACTGTAACCACCAAATCTACTCACATTCGTCTATATTTAAGAGAGATTGGATGGTCTAGAAAAAAGATAAATACAGCATTCAATTCCATAAAACAAATGATTAAAGAAATGCTGTAATCCAAGTGGGTGGTAAGTATTCCAGCTCAGGAGAGTTCCTTGGATATTCCTACTACAACCAAAATAACTACAGAAGTCCATTGTTGTCGCTGTGGGTTACTTTTAGAAAAACACATCAGCAGAACAGCCGGAATTGGGCCTATTTGTGCTGAAAGGCTGGGAATTTGCCAAGAAGCCCTAGTCCAATTAAATTGGGAACTTAATCCGAATAAGGTAGCCGCCACCAAAGACGATGGTGAATTGGTTCTTACTTTTATTTCCGAGAAATCCGAAATTTGCCTTTCTTTTCGCTACAAAAAAGAAATAGTTGAAACTGTAAGAAAAATACCAGGAAGACGATATGAACCACATAGCAGAAAGTGGTTTATTCCTGCCTCAAAAGAAAATGTCGAACTTCTTCTTGTGCTTCCTGAAACACGAATATTCGTAGGGCACCTAGCCCACTTTCAAACTTTACTAAAATCGCCCCACTCTGGACGTCTCAGCAATCCTGAGGGGGGATTTAGGGGTTACCCAGAGGAAAACTCCAACAAAGCCGGTTTAATACAAGGACAAATAGCACTAAATTTTCCTTATGACCAAAACCTGATTATGAAAATAAGGCAGATTCCTGGTAGAAAATGGGATTCTGCTAGGAAGATGTGGTTTGCTCCTGTAAGTTATGATGCTATCCAAATACTGAAAGAACTAAATTTCCAATTTGGGAAAGAATTGCAAAAGAAAGAAGAAGAATTAAAACCCAAAATTATAAAAGAAATAGAATTGCCCTCTGGATTAGAACTCTTCCCTTTTCAAAAAATGGGAGTAGAATTTATCGAATCCAGAGGAGGAAGAGCTTTACTAGCAGATCAAATGGGCTGTGGGAAAACTTTGCAAGCCATAGGTTGGTTGCGAATTCATCCAGAACTACGACCCGCTATCATAATTGTCCCTTCCAGCGTCAAAATTAATTGGGAACGTGAAATCCACAAGTGGATCCCAAAGCAAAAAACCATTATTTTACAAGGTCGGGACTCCACTCTTCCTTTGCCCACAGATATCAACAATAGAATGATTATCATAAACTATGATATTGTAAAAGACTGGAAAACTCGTTTAAAGCAAATAAATGCAAAGGTCCTGATTGCTGATGAATCTCAGATGATAAAGTCTCGTGGCGCTAAGCGTACCAAAGCTACAATGTCCTTAGCTAAAGTCATTCCTCACATAATTTGCCTAAGTGGGACCCCCATCATGAACAGACCCATCGAATTTTACAACACCTTGTACATGATAAATCCGGCATTATTCCCAAGTTGGTGGGGATTCGCCACACGTTATTGCGGGCTAAAGAAAACCTTTTGGGGCACAAACGTGTCTGGGGCAACAAACATAGAAGAATTACACCAAAAATTGACAGAAACGGTGATGTTGAGAAGACTAAAACAAGATGTTCTTCCAGAATTGCCAGAAAAAATAAGAAGTGTTGTGCCCATAGAAATTACGAACCAAACAGAATACTGCCAAGCAGAATCTGATTTCATTTTGTGGCTCAGGAAAAAAGAAGGGAGACTTGCTGCTGAAAAAGCAGAAAGGGCCGAAGCCATAACTAGAATAACCTACTTAAAAACACTAGCAGCCAGGGGGAAAATAGAAACAGCTTTGTCTTGGGTACAAGACTGCATAGAAACCAATAACAAAATAATTGTTTTTGCTGTTCACCATGAAATTATAGATTCAGTTACGAAAAAATTTCCAGAAGTTTCTGTGAAACTTACAGGCAGTGAAAATTTAGAACAAAGACAAAAAGCCATAGACACCTTTCAAAATGATCCAAATTGCAAAATCTTTGTGGGTCAGCTGCAGGCAGCAGGGATAGGAATCACCCTGACCGCTGCTAGCCATGTAGTTTTTTTAGAATGTGGGTGGAAACCCTCTGAACACGACCAAGCAGAGGACCGTGCTCATCGCATAGGGCAAAAAAGTTGTGTCAATATTTACTATTTAGTTGCAGAAAATACAATAGAGGAGGAAATTATCAAGCTTATTGACCAAAAGAGAGAAATACTACAAAGAATACTTGATGGAACAACCCCAGAAACTGAAAGTATTCTAACAGAACTACTAAACAAATACAAAATAGGAGAAGAATAATGACAATCCCGGAGAAGATTAGGCAAAAAATTGTTAAGTTTCATCTGAATCTATTCAGACAATTTCTTACTGAATGTAGAAAAACTCAGGTAGAAAATATTACTGATTACTATAATTGGTTCGAAATACCATAAAGCAAATTGCAGTAAATGTTAAAAGGGTGATACAAATGACACAACGGACACGTACTCTGAGTACGGACATAGGTGGCGAGTCCACCACAAGGGCAACATGATTGAGATTTATACCAGACCCAACATTCATGATTGTCTGTAGACACCACGGACCACGCATAGTGCGACGGAGGATAGTACGGTATTCTGAATAACCATGCACGAGCACAAAATAAATATTATTTTCTTAGAAAAATAAACTTCACATAGGAGACCACGTGGGAGAAGAATTCAAAAACTCCTTTTCCATAGGTTTGCTCCTCTTTCTGCTTATTCCCCTTTTGCCCTGGGTTGTAATTTGTATTTTTATATATTACGCGGTAAAAGTCCTCATGGAAGCTGCAGAAAAGTCGGGAGAAAAAAACCCATCAGGAGAAGAGACAGCAGAAGTTTCTGAAAGAGACTATCATGACGCTGTGGCTGCCTTAAGCAAATTAGGCTTCACTAAGGCAGAAGCAAGAGAAGCTGTTCAAAAAGCCATGGAACAAGGAGCAATAAAAATTGAAGATTTATTAAAGAAAGCTATTCAAAGTAGGGGATAACTAATGTATTTTTCTGTATCAACTAAAAACAAAGACCCAGATTTTTCTTGGATTATTGTCAAAAACCCCAACTCCACTTTTTCCAGAAATCTGTCGGGAGAAGATTGTACCGTAACAGCCAAATTTGAAAACGAACAGACCTTTGCTGGTCATGTTCAAAATTCACCATTAACTTTCCTAGAAATAGCCCGCAAATTAAATATGGGCAATTATCTCCACGCCCAACTCTCAGCGGTATGTCCCCATAACTTGCGGGGGTTTGATACTACGTTTCGTTCTGCACTAAGGGGTAATTTTACGGCCTCAGAACTGCCAGAAGAAAAATACTTTGCACCCAAATTTTTCACTGCTATCTTGGGACCATGTCACCGAAAAGAAAGAAAAATGCTCCTTTACCAACATTGTGAATGGTTTTACAAAACCCCATATTTGGCATTTAAATCAAATTGATACAATGTGTTGGAGCAATCCGGTTTTCAAGCCTTGTTTGTGGCATGAAGTAGATTTATTGTCTACAGCATCAAAGTCAAAATCCATAGCAAGATGGAAAGAATTCTGTGACAGGGGGGAGGGCTTCGTCTATAAACCAGCAGAATTCTTAAACTATACAGAAAACTATTATCCAATACAACCAGCTTTAAAGGTGAGGGGGAGAGAATATCTCCGCATTATCTATGGTATTGACTATTTAGAACCAGAGTATTTCGACAGGCTCAAAGCAAGGGGGACAAGAAGAAAAAGAGTTTTGGCTATTCAAGAACATGAACTAGGCATGAAAATTCTTTTGTCTTTTTTAAGGCGAAACAAAACCATGACAGAAAAATTTGTGGCAGCTTTTATTGGAATGGAAACAGCAAATATGGCTAATATAGACGCCACACTATAAGGAGAAGGAAAAGTGAAAATTGTATCAGCACTGTGTTTTGGGTGGTTTTGGTTTCTCAGTTTACTCGCTATTAGGGAGATCAACCTTAATCCCGAAGGGGCGTGGATAACCGCAATGCTCGCAGCTATTGCTTTAACTATCGGACTATTGTCGTGGTAACAAGAAGGAAACATAATACTTGGGGAGATTAAGAATGAAAAAAATTGATATAGTTTTATTAATAGCATTTGGTATTGCAATAATCTATCTATTGACAAGATAGTGGGGGTCCCATACAGAGGAATCAGATGATATATTTCACCTCAGATTATCACCTTGGTCATTACAATATTATCAAATATTGTAACAGACCATTCAATTCAACAGCACAAATGGATGAGACTATTCTCACTAACCTATACAATTCTACTAAATCAGGGGACATCCTGTATTTTTTAGGAGACCTTACTTTCAGCAACGAAACAGCAGACAACTTCTTTAGGGCATTCAAACATCTAAAGATCATTTTTATTAAAGGAAATCATGACAACAAAAAAGCTGCTGCGATTGCTAAAAATTATGAAATTCCTGTTTATGATTTGTTAAGTATCACGATTGATACTATTCCACTGACTCTTTGTCATTATGCCATGAGAACATGGCATAAGTCTCATTTCAATTCCTACCAACTACATGGGCATAGTCATGGTACTTTGCCCCCCATGGGAAAACAGTATGACGTTGGGGTAGATAACAACAGATTTTTCCCCATCTCTTGGGACACCTTAAAATCTATATTGGCAAATTCCCCAAATAATTTAAACTATATAAATCATGCCCTTTGATGCACTAAAATATTTGGAAGATTACAATATTCCCTACAGAGCTAGCGGTAGAAACGTTGGTTCTGGTTGGGTGGGTATTCACTGTCCCTTCTCTTCCTGTCCAGACCCCTCTGTCCATGGTGGATTTAATCTAGCGGGCGGCTTTTATTCTTGCTGGCTGTGTGGTTGGCACTCCTTGGAAAAAGTCATTATGGCTTTGGAGGGAGTTTCCTACTATGAAGCACAACAACGAATTTCGGAGTACCAAACCACTAAAAGCAACTATAGGCAAGAAATCACAATATCCGGAATAAAAAACATAACCTTCCCAATGGGAACCACCAACATTCAATCGCAACATAGGGAATATCTAATCAAAAGAGGATTTGACCCTGACGAAATTGTAGAAAAATATCGTATACTAGGGACAGGTCCAGTTTCTTTTATTACTACCGGAACCAAAAAAATCAGTTTCCAACATCGAATTGTTATTCCAGTAACAATTCAAAGAAAAATCACCAGTTTCCAGGGGAGGGATATTACAGGCAAAAGTAGCATTAAATACAAACCATGTCCTAAAGAATTACAAGTTTACCCACTGAAAAGTACCATATACAACCTTGACAACTGTGACACAACAGTAGTAATAATGGAGGGAGTATTAGATACCTGGAAGTGGGGAGATGGGGCTGTGGCCACTTTTGGTCTTCAGTATACCGAAGACCAACTATTTATGTTGTTAGAACATGGAGTAAAAAGAGTTGTGGTCATGTTTGACCCAGAACCCCATGCCCAAAAACAGGCAACCAAACTAACCAAAGATATTTCAATTTTTGGAATCAAGGCTGGAAGGGCTGTGCTCGAAAATAAAGATCCAGGAGAATTAACAAAAGAGGAGATTGGAAAGTGGAAAAAGAAACTAAGACTTTAGATTGGGTAATGAAATCAGACGCAGAATTAATAGATTGGTTACAAAAACAACAAGGTTGTGGGTTAATCAGCAGCGACAACGGATATTGGGCTGTATCCACTAGTGGGATACAAAACGTTCCAGTTGGGGGAGACCCCCAAGACATTGACACCACATTCTTTGTTTTTAAGCACGAATGGAAATCTACTATACGAGAAGCCATTCTTGCTGCTATGGATGAATTAGGGGGTGCCACAAATGGTGCGTAAAGGGCGACAAAAAATGATATTAAAGGTATTATGCTTCACAACAGTTCTTTTATGCAATACTTCTTTTGCTCAAACCAAACCCCAAGAGAACTATACCATTTATGGTCGTGGTTATCAAGTGGAGGGATATGTTAAAGATGGAGTTATTTATGATAAGGGGTATCGCGTAAAAGGCTATTACAAAGAAGACAATCGTGGGCAAGGAACTATCTACGACAGAAAATATGAACCTAAAGGCTACTATAAAAGGAACAAATAAATGGATGCACGTGGTTACTATGAAGTAGAACTATCAGAATTAATTGAATTCTGTGGTGGTCGGGGCAAAATTTTTGCTCAAAAGAACCCCCGCAGTTTCATGGTGAAGAAACACCAAGAATTTATTGATTCCTTGTTTGACAAGGGATATGATGAAATTGGGGAATTGCACATGCAGTCTATCGATGATTATGTTGACTGGGGTGGGCAATGGACCTAAAGGATTGGAGATCCTTTAATTTGTATAGGAGGTATGGCCAGACTGAAGCTGTCAGCAAGAAGTATTTTAAATACGAGGGGAAGTCAGGCCGTACCTGGCTGGTAGCCGATCAGCCGAATGCTGCCGATAACATTTATTGCTCCAACCCTGGGAACGGTCCTGGTAACGGGTTTGGGGGAGCAAAACTGTCTTTGGCCCTCGTCGAGGGAGGATTCTTTGTTCTTAATGGGGGCTGGCACTCAAACAGTGATTCGCTATTTAGGGATACTGGCATCGACTTGAGGAGTAAACATCTGACCCAAGTAGTTGTGGGCAGAAACCGCACCACCAACAGCAATCACGAAACAATTATCACAGACGTTCTGTACTGGGAGAAGGAACCGCTGGTGGGTTCGTTTTATAGATACAAGGAGATCTGCGATCAAGTTATACAGGAATACAACTTGGATAACCTTGTATACTATATGGAAAGCCAGGACGGTTCGTCTTGTGGGTGGTACAAGAGTTGGAAGCCCGGAGATGCAAACGCGCCTGGTCCAGTAGAACTGGTGTCGGAAGCAGAGACTATCGCCCTTCACAGCCCAGAGCCTGCAGCTCCCGCAGCTAGAGTAGACCTGATTCCATCGGAGAAGACTGAGGAGATTGATTTGCTGCTCTCCAATATGACCGGCAGGAGTCGTAGACACACTATTGCCTCTGGGCTCTGTATGTGCTGTGGGTTGCCAGTAGGAGTATTTCGTGATGCTTTGTCTGTAAAGGAGTACACCATTTCCGGCTACTGCCAAGGGTGTCAAGATGCTGTATTTACCTCCGTATAAACAAGGCAGGAAAAGTAAGCTAAGGAGAACCAAAATGTGCAGAGAACCGAGAAACAATATGAAGAAGTGGACAGTTTTCATGCTTACGCCATACGCAGAGTGGGAGGGCGTAGAAGGGGCAACAGCGAAGGAAGCCATTGCCAAGTGTGATGCACCAGAGTTTGACCTAAACGACGGCCCTATTCACTTCGTAGCGGTAGAGGAAGAACCCGATGAACACTAACTATGTGCTATCACCTATCAGTTCGCATATTAATATGAAAGGAGATAAATAGATGAAAGAATGGATTCCCATTTCAGAAGCCGTAAAAGAATTGGGGGAAGACCCCTCCACCATTTTCCTCCCAAAATTGGGGAAACAACTGAACCAAGCAAAACCAGGAACAACCAAACTACTCTACGTCCTTGTAGGGAAAAAACAAACAACCCTTTCCCACATACATAGGAAAGACCTTCCCCTGTTAAAACAAATTTTACACGGAGAAAAAGTTCAAAAAGTCGATGAGCATCGGCCCAACATTATACCCATCTACCTCGCAACCAAGAACCTCGGATATGAACTAACAGATGGACAACTAAAAATAATAGGCAGAATGTTAAACAAAAGAGGATATGAAACATTCAGAAAGTATGATACCAAAAGTAAAATTGCCAGGGCTTCTATAGACGTAGACCTTGTTCCTTCCAAAGTCCTACTTGAATGCATAAAGGAATTGCCCTGGTTAAATGTGCCCCCTTCTATAGGATTTACTCCTACTCCAAAAAGGGCTCCTACTCCAAAAAGGGAAGAAGAAATCCCAGAAGAAGTGAAAATTCTCCCTGTATCCGAAGTGAGGAAAGTTGAAGAAGAAAAACCTAAAAGTTTGTACCCCATAGTTGAAACCTTTCTTTCCCAACTGGAGAATTATTTGCGCCCAGACCTAGCACCTATACTAAAAGAAATCAAAGAAATAAAGGAAGAAATTCAAGAGATAAAAGAAAAGTCTCCTATTACTACATTTCAACCACAAATCCCCACAGACATTTCACATGAACAACTAAATAAAACCATTTCTGCTATGCGGGAAGAAATAGAATTAGAAAAAGATAGGGAAATTTCTATCCTACAGGAAAAATTGGAATTAGAAAAAGAAAAGGAAATCTATGTTCCTGCTCCCCCCCAAGAAGCTAACCCCAAAACAATGGCGAGTTACATAGAAGCTCTGTCGGCTTTTGGAGAACCAACAAAACTGTCACAGTTTATGACAGCAGCAGAATCTTTAAAAACATTCCAACCAACAGAAAGTTCTGAAGAATTCCCTTCTCACATGGTTTGGTATGGCAGGGAATGGTTTTCAATCGAGCGTTCAATTTGGTTCCAAAAAGATTTTGCAGAACTTGATATTGGACAGAAAAGAGCAGTCTTGCACATGCTTTTGCTTATGTCCAATAATCCTTATCACAAATCGCTGAATACCCATAAACCTGCTTCTCTACATTATTATCCCTCGGGAACCCCAGTCCAGGCCTGCTTATATAGCAGGGCTTCAAGCAACATAAGAGTATTTTGGGACTATAATAACGACGAAAAGAAAATAAATTTCCATAGGATTATAGTTAAAGCCGGGTGATACCCGGCCTCCTGAACACTCCCCCCATAAGGAAACTTGAGGGGGGAGGATTGAGGAGTCTAATTTTGGAAAGGAGGTTCTGCGAAAATGGCGGTAAAACTGGAATTGGTTAACATCCCGGAAGGTAGAGTCCGCCCGGTAGAGGATTACTCCTGTATCCCTTCCAAAGCAGTTGCCTATAATTACATCCAGGCGACTTACGACACTTTGCGAGGGCATCCAGCAGGCACAGACCAGGACGAAGAAATAGCAGTGTATCGTAATGGTTATTGGACTACACCTGACGGCGAGCAATGGACTGACTTCATAGTCAGTATGTACTGAGAAAAACTACGTTTGAAAACGGAGAATACAATGCCACGTTATCGAGTAACTCTACATCACCAGTATTATGTTAAAGAAGTGGTGGAAGTTGAGGCCAGCAATGAAATTGACGCTGACATCACAGCCAATGATTGCGGAGAAGGAGAATCTATCGAGAAAAGCGATCTTATTGCTGGAGATACTCAGACCTGGGCAATAGAGAAGGTCAAGGATGCCTGATTTGCTGCAGAACCAACTACAGACGTTCTAATAGTTTGTGTGGCTGAATACACAAATAGGAGGTAATACATGGAAAAGCCAGAAGGTTATACTATTGAGCAGCCCACCAAGTGGCGTAAAGGGACAGCCCTTACTGCCCACAAAATCTACGCACGCGACGGCGTAGGTTGGTGGACACCTATTTGCGTTCCCAAGTTGCACACAGGGATAGTAGCAGGAGTCGCAAGGGTTCACCACCTCATGACCCACTCATGTTGGCGTAAAGAGAACTACAACAAACCTGTGCGGTGTATCATTACTACAACTGACTACCAAATGTGGTATGGCGTACACCTGCCCGGTGAGTGTCCGGCGTTACACTACAAGTCGCGGCCCAAGGAAGAAGCCACAAATGGAACTAGTTGACTCATATCACTACGTTTCCCTCGCTGACAAACTGCGTGAGGTGGGCATCCCAACAAAGGTAAAAAAATACCTTGGCCAAACACTACCTTCATCATTGTACTTCTCATCGTGTCCTGGGCCGCATAGTACAGGATAAGTGGCTTACAACATTGCCCATACGTCCAGACAAGGGTGCGAACACGCCACTCCGGACGACGAAGCCTGACACCCCCTACACGGAAAAGGAACAAAATGAAGCCGAAAAGAATAAGTAAGAAAGAGCATGAAGCTGTACGGGAAGCACTAAAGTTGCACGCCCAAAAGTTGGCCGATCATTCAGAATCCCCTGCAAGCTACTTTTCATGCCGCAACGCACCATGTTGCTATATTGAGAAGCTACCAGCGAAGCTACCAGCACACTTTCACATCTACCCTCTTTCCACTACTGACACAGAGCACTTCATGTCCGTCAACTGTAGTTGCGAAGAGGCCGTTCGCGCACACGGAGATGTAATCTGTGTTGCTACGCATTGGCTATCTGGCAGATATCCACGCTACTACTTGCACACACACCCCATTGGCAAGTGTCCGTGGAAAACTCCCATAATTCAGATTCTTTATTGAAAGCGGCTTTTTTTCTTGAAATTAAAATTTTAGGCTATAATTAATAGTGAGTGCCACAGGAGGAATTCTGTGGCTCCATTCAATTCCCTTGGCAGGGGTGAAGATGCTCGTCTTGTTTCTGTGGTTGGTAAATTCTCCTGTGGCGGGTGACTATTACCTCACTCTCGTAGTCCCTCTATGAGACCACACAAGTGACGCTTCACTCCTGTCAGGGGAATTATTCTTATTTCAACAAAAGTTGGCTAAATGGCCCTGTTTGTCTGGGGTTTAAAAATGGGAAGAACCTGTGGACAACATCAAAAAAGAATGTGAGAAATACCTTAAAGCACCTAGAAGAATACCAGGAAAATTCCTCCAACTAAAGAGATACCAAGAAAAAGACAAAAATGATAATCCTATAGGTCCAAAGATTTTTATCTCAAGTGTGGATAAATTTCTACTATCCTATATTCAAGACCTTCCCTTTACCCCCTCTAATCAAAGATTAGCTCTTATGGTTGGGTGCGGGCAAACAAAGCAAAGTATTGGTCAACATCTCTTAAAACTTAAAAACTGGGGCATCATAGAAGACAATGGAAAATATGGAATCAACAGGAAAATAAATATTCTAAAACTACCCCCTCCCCCTGAAGGGTGCATAACAAAGGGCATAACTATTCCCCCAGAAGTAATCAAAGAATTCAAATCCTGCTCCCAACGGCTAGTTGCCGCAGCAGAAATTAGTTTTCCTGAGAAAAATCAAATTTGGAAAGCCTGGAAGATCGGAATGTCCCTATCTTCTTATAAATACAATTTTGTAAAATGTGAAGAAAAACTAGAAAAAATAAAGGCAAGGTTAAACAGAGAAAAGATTAGGTTAACTGATATAAAAAAGCTGTTTAACCGCAAAAATTTGGACAAGGAAATTGTCAAGGATTTGGACAAGGAAATTGTTAGGTTAACTCATATAAAAAACTGTTTAACCTTGATGAGTTAACCGCACAAAAAGGCGAAAAATTTTTGGACAAGGAAATAGTCACTTTTGGACAAGGAATAAGCGGTATTTGGACAAGGAAATACATTATTACTTCTAGAGTAAAAAAGTAAAGAGTAAAGAGTAGTTTTATCTTCGATAAAACTATCAAGCGTCTGAAGATTGCGATTGCAATCTTCAAGACGCGGGAAAGCTGCTAATTTTTTCTTAATTTTGACTGATAGTTTTAACATCATTTTGGAGCTAGATTTCTTGAGGTTAAAATCTTTGAAGTTGACACCAAACACCCATTTGAACCCATCAAAAATGACAGCTAGGGGATTATCACTATGACACCTTCAGAAATTTCTGTTCTCCGTCACAAATCCAGAATAGTTGAAAAAACCAAGAAGAAACAAAAGTCCATATCTATGAAAAAGAACATTGAGTTAGAATGGGTCTTTGAAAATTGTCCTAATTTGTCTAAACAAGTCCTAGGGAAAAAATCCTATTTGGATTCTGTTCAGGTAATACAGGGACTAATACGGGGATTGAATACGATATTCAAGGACTATGAAGAAGAAATTATTGATAAAGCCAAAAATTGCGAAATCTCCTTGATAAAAGCCAAAGAGTTGTTCCGGCGCAAATTTACTTTTGAAGAAAGGAGGGAGATTTACCGGAGGCTAAATCTTCTACACGAACAAACCTACTATCCCAAACACAAGAAACATCTTCCCAAAAACTTGTCGGCAGCCCTAGGCTGTGGGAATAGATATATTGACAAATGCTATTTATTGGGGGTTATGGAAAAAGAACCACAGAAAATACAGAAGGAAAAAATTTATATTGTAGAACGGGAAATGGATATTATTAACAGTACTTGGTTCCACAACAGGATAAATCAAGAAGATTTGGAAAAAGTTATAATTAAATTGCGAAGACACTATGGGAAACTAGCAAAAAATCAAGAAGAATTCACTTTGTGGTCGGACTGGAATACTTGGCCAAAGTTTTTCCAAAACTTTGTTGATTTCATAGAAAAGCATTATGGGTTCAATTCAGGGAAAATTTCCATAAATAAGCTGAACTCTGGTTGGTTTAAATACTGGAATAAACCATATAGAAACTATATGGAACATATAACCAAGGAAATTGAAGAATACTGTGAATTACAAAAAGAAGAGGCTAAATATGAAGAAGTACTCCGCAAGGAGTATGAAAGATTGAATACTATAATGGTGGAAGAAGAAAGTTTTGATTTACGCAGACCTACTTTGTAGCCTATGTCCAAGCCTAGTATTATAATTTTAGCTAGCAATACGGGCACAGACCAAGAAGAAAACGATGAAACCCTGATTGTCATAGGGGCGATAATTTCAGACGAATTTCTGAATCGTGTTGCCAAAGTTGGAATACTCAAATATCTCACCACCAAATATTCTAAATTTCTGGTGGGGGCATGCTTGGACTATCACCGGAGGTTTGGTAGAGCACCAAAGTCTTCAATTACTGAGGTCGTTGAAGACAAAATCCAGAAACTGGAACCAACAACAGCCAAGCTGACAAAGAGATTGTTGGAATATGTGGCGGAACGATATGGTGATGGTGGGGATGAATTTGATTTTGATTATATTCTCCACAGGACAGAACAATACATACAAAAACAGTCTTTAATTCTTCGTAGGTTGCAAGAAGAACCCCTATTGGAAGAAAATAGAATATCAGAAGCCTTAGAGTTACTAAGTGGTTACAAATCCCCTTCCTTGTCAGAAGATATTGGCAAAGCCCAGCTTTCAGAAGTTCTTCCCAGATTGACTATCTCCTTCCAAGATTTGGAAGAAATGGACTTAAAAAAACGTGGCTTCCTTTTACTTGGAAATTTCCCCCTGGAAAGAAACACAGTTACACTGATATCTGGGGACCCTGGTGCGGGAAAGACTTGGTTAGTCTATGAGCTAGCTAAGATAGCTAGTACGGGGGAACGGGGGTTTGGTGGGCACTGTTACGCTAGCGACAGGACCAAAACTTTGATTGTTGATGGGGAATTGCCCCTAAAGGATATAGAAGAACGCAGTAAAGTAATGGAGCTAGGGGGAATTAGGCACTTATCCCTATTATCAAAGTCTTTGTTAGAAAAACACGATATTGTACCAGGACTTAATCTGACAGACAGGGAGGTTAGACAACTGCTCTCCGATTATTTAGAAGAGAATGGAATTGAACTGCTAGTGTTAGATAACCTGTTTAGTCTTTTTGGTGGAATAGATTTAAATTCTGCTGAAGCTTGGAGTCCTGTAAATGATTGGTTATTGAAATTGCGGAGTAAGGGGGTTTCTACTATACTAGTACACCACCCTAACAAACAAGGAACCCAACTAGGTACACATTCCAAATTATTCAACATAAATAATGCGCTCACATTGAGGCGAGAAATCCCCAATGATGGGGACGCAGATTGCTGCTGTTTTTCTATAAAAGTTGATAAACAGAGAGGACGGGGGATAAAACTGAGTGGAAAAAAATTTATATTCAAAGATGGCGAGTGGTCCCATGAAATCAAATTTAGAGGAAAAACCGAGAAGGATTCATGAGGAGAGAATAAAATATTCTTGTTCTTGTGGGTGCACGGAATTTATTCAAGAAACTCTCCTAACATTAGAAATTTGGGAGACTTATTTATTGCCGACTCCTATTTCAAAATCATCAATTTACTGCGCTAGATGCAAAACACCAATCGCTGTCAGAAATTTAGAGGATTAGTAATGACGAAGGAGGAACGCTTTTTAGCCACACTAAAGTTTGGTATTGAAAACCCAACTAAAATAAAATCCTGTTTGGAAAAACTGTTTAAATCCAATCACCCCATTTTACAAGAATCTCGTGGGGCCCAATTATTTTTTGCCCAAGCCTGTTTTGACGCTATAATCCAAAGGGGGTTTAGTTTCAGAAAAATGACTTTTTCTGAAGAGGAAGAAAAACGGTCAAATTCTGTGCTCATGGTGTTGGCTTCGACTACCACCCCCATGATAGCCAGCCAAATATCAAAAGAAACAGACATTTCCATATCCTGTATCCATAAATTATTGGGAAAAATGGTTTTGTGCAATATGATATCACATAGCCCCCCAGTTAGGGTGGGAAAGTCTTATGCTAAAGGTTATTTTTTAGTCAAAAATGATAAAATTTAGTATAATAAAAAATAGGAGTTAGCTTATGCCACTCATTACCCACCAAGTTTTGCAGAAAGCGGTGAAGGAACTCAATTCTAAATATGGATTAAAGTTGAGATTTGTCACCACTAGGGAAATGTTAATTAATCAAATTTTGCATACCGTAAATGATTTGTTAGAAAAAGAAAAAGAAATTCCTCGTAACATTGAAGCCCTTTATGAAGCTCTTTTGACTTCTCAGGCTCGTGCTGAGGAACATCAATATGGGGAGGAAACTGTGATGGAAGAAGACATTTGTGGTGCTTATGGTGTGGATTATTCGGCAGAAGACCCAGAATGCCAAGATTGTGACAAACAAGAAGAATGTGAGGAATTGACCAAAAAGGCCAAGGAAGCAGCTTTGGTCAAGGAAGCTGCTTTAACTAAACCTGCTCCCGCGAAAGAACCTAAAAAAGAGGCAAAACCTCAAAAAGAAAAGAAGGTTCCTAAATCTGGAGAGGGTCTTAGTCGTTATGGCCATAAACTTGGGAGCATGAATCATACTCTTGATGACTTGTTGGCCGAAGGTGCTACTCTGGAACAGCTAGCCAACGCGTTAGTTGAGAAACACGGAATAGACCCCAAAAAGGCTGCGGCAAAAGTCCGGGGCCACCCCGCCTGGCTTACTCAAACCATTGGCCTTGAGTTCACTGTAACAGACGGAGTTTATAAAGCCACGATTGAGAGTTTTTAGGATAGTTTTTCTTTATGAAGGTTGGGATGATCTTACCTGTCTATAGAGATGACAGGCATTATTGGTATAAAAACTTTGTAAAAAAGATGATTCCCTCCCTTTTTTACTTGAGGAATACTCCAATAAAATTTCTTATCAATTTTCAGAGGTTTGGACAAAGTCAAGTAGATCAATTGATAGCCAATATGGCTTTATCTTATGGCTCTTCTTTTCAATACGGACATATAATTAATTACTACGAACCTCCAGTATCCATGTCGAAGATACGTGAAGACACAGCACAAATAGATCCAACTTGTGATATTTACATTTGTGCTGATGACGATATGGTATTTGGTAGAAATGCTTCACGTAGATACAACGAAATAATCAAGTATATGGAAGAAACCCCAAAATGTGGCGTAGTCATGGCTTTAGGTTATTATGGGGGGAACCACACCAAAGAGAAAATAATTGACACTTACGAAATGATATGGCAGACAGCCAGAGGACTTTTCTTAAGAAATGTAGGAGATCCAGGCTGGGTGTTTGTTCCCCCCGATTCTTGGGAATGTGTTGGAGGGCTAGAGGATGCTTATGCTGTATATTCTAGATTTGCTTTGGGGTATACTGGAGCTAAAACCTTTTGCCTGGACATTATCTCCCATGGAGGAAAAAGCGACCACAGATTTGAAGTAGCTAATCGGAAAAGGGGGCGGTATCCAATAGATACAGATATACACAACCCTAAGTTCGATTGCATAACAAAGTTGATTCGCCAAAAGTGGGAAGACCCGGATTGGCTTTTATGGAGAAAACGATTACCCAAGGGACTAGCTAGCCTCCAAATCCCCCCTCAGGATTGCTGAGACGTCCAGAGTGGGGCGATTTTAGTAAAGTTTGAAAGTGGGCTAGGTGTAATTTTGCTTTTAATTTTTTAAATAAAATAAAAATAGGGCTAAATGGTCCTGTCTGGGGTTTGAAAGTCTGATAAATGGCGAAAAAACCAAAACAAAAGACTTATGGCAAGGAAGTAATAAGGCTAGTTAAAACGCACAACAAGACCCAAGTTTCCGAATGGTCTAGAGAAGTTATTTCCTACCGTGAAGACGGAACCATTTTAAGGAAAAAAACTTTAAAACTTCTAACAGGGGGGGAATATACTTGGAAGTGGCGAGTATGGAAGATTATTCCAACCACACAACTTTCCACTCATTGGAAAACTATGTGTGAAAAAGAAGGATTCACAAGAATTTAAAGGAGAAAACATGAAAAGAAAACTACTGAAAAAAGAAGAACCCAAATCAACTGATAGTTCTATAACAGTCAAAGCCAAGGAATTTTCCAACTTTTTAGGTAAGATTTATCTTGGCTCTTTATTGAATGAATGCGTTTTAAAAAGTGTGGGCAAAGAAATAATAGTGGAGGCCATAGACCCCACCAACATAATCTTTCTTACTGTTCGGTCCGATGTGGACATTTCCAACTTTGGTGACCTGGGTATTGGAGAAATCCAGCCCTTCCAAAAGTATATAAGTGATTGTCCCAAAGAAGAAATTGAGTTGATAAAAAAAGAAGACCGTATAAAAATTTCTTATTCTGGGATAGACCTAGACTATCTTCTCACTAACCCCACTCTCATCAGCACCAATGAACCTGAAATGGGAAAAATGGAATTATTGATAGAGGGTTGCAACTTTAGTTTTAATTTAACCAAGGAAGTTCGGGACAGCTTTCTTTACATGGTCAATTTGCTGAAAACCAAAACTTGCTCTATAAAATTAAACAAAGGGGAGGTCTTACTAACAGGTGGGTTGGCACATGAACACCAATTTAAAATTCCTGTTGGTAAGCTGGAAGAGGGTTCCATGGAAGAATCCTTCACCTGTTCCTTTTATAGTGACTATGTAAAGGCTGTTTTTTCTGTATTAGATTTTAGAGGAGAAGAGTTGCCCACCATAATGTTCCAAGAAGAGGAATATCCGTTAATTATCAATAGTGGTGATGACTATTGGGCTATACACCCACTACGACTATAACCCGAACAAACCAAAGGAGGAAGCTATGGGGAATGGGAAGTTTGGTGAAGATTGTTGTCAACAGTGTGGTTCACCAAGGGACCAATTTACTAAACAATGCTCTCGTTGCTTAGAGGTTAAAAGGGAATGGTATTATCGTAAAAATTGCCCAGGAGTGTTGGAGGAAATGAGAACAACTACATGAGCTATATTTGGTATGAGAAATATCGTCCTCTTTCCTTAGATGATTTAGAGCTCCCGGCAAAAGTCCGGGAGCAACTAAATCGTTACACACAGGATAAGGACATACCACACTTACTGTTTCACGGTCCAGCTGGTGGGGGAAAAACTACGGTCGCAAAGATTTTACTCAACACAATCCCTAATCAGCATTTATTAATAAATGGTTCTTCGGAAAGATCCATAGATGTAATGCGAGAAACTGTTCAGAAGTTTGGATCTTCTTTACCACTACCAGGTAAAATAAAAATTGTATTTATTGATGAGGCAGATGGACTTTTAGCTCCAGCCCAAAAACAATTACGGGGAACTATTGAAAAGTGCCAAGAAACCTGTAGATTTATTTTCACCTGTAATTATCTTTCTAAAATTCTTGAACCTATTGCTTCTAGATTCCAGAAAATCAAGTTTCATCAATATCAAAAGGGTTCTCTGTTAAAGCACTTAATAAAGATACTGAAACAAGAAAACGTTAAGCACAACATAAAAGACCTGAATTTCGTTGCGGATAAATTCTTTCCAGATATTCGTACGATTATTAATTCCCTACAAATATGTAGCGTATCTGGAACTTTAGACTTATCCCATTTACAAGAAATAGAAGAAGAACTTTATTTCAAGGAAATTTCGGAAGCACTTAAAATGGGCAATTTAAGGAAAATCCGGGAAACAGTGGCTTCACAACATGATTTTACCCCTTACTATAAATCGCTTTTTGATATCTTTATTTATGAAGTTCCGGAGGAAATAAGGCCAAATGTGGCCGTTTTGATTGGAGAATATCTTTATCGGGATTCTTCAGTTTTAGACAAGGAAATCAATTTTGCTTCTCTTTGTGTTGAAATCATGCATTCAATAGGGTGTAAAAATATAACATTTTAGAAAGGAGATTAAAATGGGCGTTTATGATACCTAGTTTATGATACCTACTGGAATGTTAATAAACCCGAGGAAATAAATCCGAGTTCTGTGGGCATCCAAATTAGAGTTGGGGATAACAACTTTGTTGATTACTACATAGGGGATTTCGTAGAAATCCCAGATGGTATTTATTTTGGTTACGGGGGAGCTGTTGTAATTTTTAATGGAACAGTAGTTGCTGTTTTTTCAGAAAAGGATTATTACAATAAATGGGGGGGCACCCCAGAGATTAAATTGGAGTCATAAAAATGCAAACTTTTATGCCTTATCCAGATTACAGAAGAACTGCTGCTTGCTTAGATAGAAGTCGGTTGGGTAATCAAAGAATAGAAGCCCGAACCATTATAAGGACTCTGGAAGGAATATACAAGGCTTGGGATAGGCATCCCGCTGTTCAAATGTGGAAAGGGTTTATTCCGGCCCTAAAACTGTATTTCAACATGATTTCAGAAGAGTGGGTGAATAGAAAATATGTCCACAATTTGGGTTTTTATCCAGTACCAAGTATAATAAAATATCCACCTTGGTTTGGTAAACGGGAATTTCATGATAGCCACAAAGCCGCATTATTGTATAAAAGCCCAGAATGGTATTCCCAATTTGGTTGGGCAGTAGAGCCGAGGATAGAATATTGGTGGCCTTCAAAACATTCTTTCACTTTATAGGAAAAGTTGGTTGGACAATAATCCTGCTAATTTCCGCTTTTTGTTATATGGAAAAGGAATATCTTTAAATGGAGTTAAAATGGCTATCGATTTGCATACTTTGGGCAAGGAACAGGCAGCTTTAAATCTATTAAATATCGTTTGTGAGATAAGTGACCAAAGGAATCGTCTGCACAACCTCCGTTGGGTCCAAACAATTTTGTCCCGTTTTGGTCGGGGAGTTAATGTTCTTAAGAAAATAGATAGTCCCCATATTAGAATGGAGATGGTTGTTTTGTGGAGAAAAGATTGGGTAAATACAATTAATAGAAAAGGAACAGTTGGCCCGAATGTTAAATCTCACCTGCGGTCTGTTGTTTATGCTAGGACCAGGGAAATAATGAGAACTGCTTTTACCCAAATAAAGGAAAATAAAGAACAGCAAAAAAACCAACAGTAGGTATCAAACAGAAATGGAAAATCCGATAGAATTTATCAACAATGCTTGGCTGAAGAATGCCCCTGTAACTTCTCGGGAGAACCAATTTGCAGAATATTTTCCCGTTGTAAGAATACTGAGTTTTTACCCAAAACTACTCAAAAAAATGGGTATTTTTTCTGGCCTACAGCCTGAGTTACCTGTTTGGTCTTCGGGTTGCATTTTATATCATATACTCCCCAAGGTTTCTCAAGTTCCAAGAAGCAAAAAATATATCTCCGCCAAGCAGGAAGAAGAAAAACCAGAAATGGTCGCTATAGGAAAAATATTCTGTGTCAATAAAAAGCATGCTAAACAACTTTCTATAATTTTAAAGCAACAGAGAATTAGTTTGGGGGAAAAGGGGAAATGAATTTTCAAGGTATGATAAAATTATGGGTATAAAAGAACTGATTGGCAGTAAGAGTAAGGTGGAAGAATTCAGAGAGCTTGCTGAGAAGGCCGAAACTAAAGAAGAATTGCGAGAATTAGAAACACATCTTCTAAAGCCCGAAAAGCTCCCCCCTGTTATACATGAAGTCAAATATCTAACGGATTTAAAGAAAAACACAGTCCGTTTGGTATTTGGTAAATCAGAAGAATACGAACTTTTTTGTAAACATTTCAGGGTATTAAATTACATTGAAACTAATGTCACAGATATCCACAAATTAATAGCCTTTCTTCAGGCCCTTGAAGAAAAGATCATAATTTATCAGGATGGTAAAATACAAGTAAATAAGGAGAAAACCTAATGCTAAGCCCCCCAACGCCAAAGAAAAAGTCCCCCCAAAAGAGGATTTTGACAGAGGAGCAGCGACAAACTATTAGGGAAAAAGAACGGCAACTATATGCTCATTATCAGCAAATAGGGATTTGTACTACTTGCCGCAAAACTCCTGCTGAAGAGGGAAGTACAAGGTGTGCGGATTGTAATGAATTGCGGAAGCAAAAATACTTCCAGCCCCGTACGGAAGAAACCCGAACCAAAAGGGAAATAGGGTACAGGAAAAGAAATGAAATTGTTCTAACTAAAATAAAAGAACACAAAATTCTCTATAAGCCCCTAAGTGGGGGTCTTTACCAGACCCCGCAAGGAACAGTATTCTTTATTTGTTCGGTTTCCTTCCACAGATATGGTGACCAAATAGGAATGACTTACCGGATAAGGAATGAAAAGAAACTAGAATTTGATTATTGGGTTGCCTACTATGCCAAAGATGATAGTGTTTATGTGTATCCCAAGAAGAAGAACTTGACTGTGGAATACTTCCGCCTAGAAGACATGGAACTCTACAAAAATGAGTTTGAAGCATTAAAGGAAAAGATGTAGTAAAAATGAGAAAAGCAATTAGGTTAGAAAATTTATCTTACAAAGACAAGATAAGGCTAACACAAAGAAGTATTGTAACTGCTGGTTACAAAATTTCTGAAAGTTCGTATTATAGTAGTCCCAGAATTTCTTCCGAAATACCGGATTGTTCTCTTCCGTGCACATTTGACCATCTAAGTGCCTGTCAGTTTTCTTGTTT